TTAGCGAAATCCTAGCCTATATTAGAATGCGTATTAATTGTAATGTTAAATGGTTAGTTTGGCATTATACTAATAAAACAACGCCATCACTTAATTTTTGGCAAAGGTCGCATGAAAGCATATTAGCTTGCTATAAAAATAAACCTATATTTAATCGTGATGACGTAAGAGAACCCTATACTGATACATATTTAAAAAGTAATGGAAAAGTTAGAAAATCAACATTGGGTAGATTTGGAAATAAAGAAACGAATTATAAAGCGCATGAAGACGGAGCATTGCCACGAGATGTAATAAAAGTTCCAGCATTATCAGGAGGTGCAGGAAAAAAAGAACGTGTAGACCATCCAACACAAAAGCCATTAACATTATGTGATACTTTAATAAAGGCATCATTAAATAAATTATCTAATACATTATTGGTTGTTCCTTTTGTAGGCTCAGGCAGCGAATGTGTATCGGCAATAAATAATAATATAAACTTTATAGGGTTTGAAATAAATAAAGAATACGTTAATACAGCAAATAATAGAATATTAAATATAACATAATAAAAAAATAAATAATTATAATATAAATCATTCGTTTTTAGTAATATATTTATATATAATAATAATAAAATGGAAGAAGACTTATTAAAGAAAATAAAACGACATGATTGTATCAAACTACTCGATGATTATTATAAATCAATCAATAGAAATCCCACACCTAAATACAGTGAGTATTCGTTAGTAGAATTAAAATTATGTTTGAGGATGTTTGATATTAAATTAAAATTACAGGGGATGCCGCCGCTCATAATGTAAAAGACACGATGGCATATTTAGATTATTTCTTGTATTATTGGCACATTTTAGATTATTTCATTGATTTATTGGATTATTTCATATATATATGGATTATTTCACATAATCATTGGATATAATTTATAAATTATTACTCGTATATTACAGAAATAATCTAAATTATATAGATTATTATTATTATTTATAGATTATTTCATATAATTCATTGAAATAATCTAAATCGTGGCAATAATCCGTATATTTTAGCATAAAATTAAATAAATATATATATATTATGGATAAAATACTTAATACGCCTTTAAGTAATAAAGATTTTGAAACCTTTTTAGGGATAAACCCTGATGACATCATTTGTTATAGCGATTTGAAGAAGTATAATAATATTACTGACCTATTGCCTGCGAATAAAACATTTAAAATTATATTGCTTGAATGGGACAAGAACAAAGGACACTTTGTAGGTATAATGAGAGATAATGATAAATATGAATACTTTAACTCATTTGGATACAAATATGATAAGGATTTATTTTTTATCGATAGAATGGTAAGGCGTATGCTCGGGCAAGACACAGCCGAACTTACACGGCTTGGAGGTAATAATATGATATGGAACAAGACTAAATTACAGAGCAAGAACCCTAACATACAGACATGCGGGCGATGGGTTATATTTCGCATTAATTTAATGCGACTTGGTTATACATTGCCCGAGTTTATTGAATACGTAAAAGAAGCAAAGAAAAACAAAGGACTAAAAAATTATGATGAGGTAGTATGCACCTATGTTACATTTGGAAATCATAAACCTATATAAATTAAATATATTATAATTAAAATATATTATAATATATATAATGCCATATCGTATTCGTAAAATTAGAAATCAAGATGCTTATTCGGTTAAGAATGCCGAGACGGGCAAAGTCCATTCGTATCACACTACAAAAAAGAATGCCAAAGCACAACTACGTCTTTTAGAGTCGGTTGGCTCGGGTATGGGCGAAGACATTAACCGTTTTATTTCTTCGTCTTACGAAAAAAAAGGAAAAGAAAAGGTTGGAGATGCTATACTTGATAAGGAATTATCTAATAGAAAAGTTAAGGTATATCATGACCCGAAAAGTAATAAAACTACTACCGTACATAGAGGAACGACAGGAACGATTAGCGATTGGAGCAATAATGCTATATATGCTTTAACAGGTAATAAAGGTTATAAAAAAACCGATAGATACAAGGTAAGCAAAGAAACTCAAAAAAAAGCAATTGCCAAATATGGTAAGGTCGATGAAACTATCGGGCACTCACAGGGCGGCATTATAACTCGGGGATTACACGATGAAGGATTAGCGGGTAAGGTTATTAATGTAAATCCAGCAAGCATGGGCGAGAAAGTCCGCAAGGGCGAAACAGTATATAAATCATCGGGTGATATCGTAAGCGTATTAGTTCCAAAATCTAAAAGTGTAAAGGTTGTTAAAGCCAAATCATGGAATCCAATAACGGAACATTCTTCTCGTATTTTAAAAGGATTAAAATAAATAAATATTTATATATATCTATATGGAAAAATATTATGTAAGTAAAGAACCAAATGAAGATATGATGTATGTTATTATGAGTAAAGACCCGCCAAATCCTGATGACGAGCATTCTTATTTTTTATCAAAAAATAAAGCATTAGAATATATAAATAAAGATAATATAGATGAGGACGGAGATTTAAAAAAACAACGTGGTATATTTAATCCATTTTTTATAGTATATTATGGTAATTTGGGAAGGTCTCGTCAAAAAGAAAATAAAATTACAATAATTGATAGGTCAAATAATACAAGATATAAATATTATTATTATGATTCAATACAGGAAGGTATTGATAAAATGATTAAATTATATAATAAACATTATGCACCTTTAAAAATATCATATAGTTCATTATTAGAATATTTATACGAGCAAATAAAAATAAAAAGAAGAAAACATCCTGAAATAAAAGAACATATAGACGATTTAAAAGAAATTAATAAAATTATTAAAAAAACTCAAAAAGAAATAAAGGATGATAAACCATTACAAACTGATTTATCAAAAAGAAAATCTATTTATTATATTCAAAAGGTCAATAGAAAAGAATTATATAATATTTATTATTATAAAGATGGAGAGATAGTTATAATTGATACACTTGATACGAGGAAAAAAGCAGAAGAAGAAAAAATGAAATTAGATAAAAAAAGAGCGTTGGAATTAGCACCAGCGCCAGCACCAGCGGCAGCACCAGCAGCAGCACCAGCAGCAGAAGAACCAGCACCAGCAAAAGAACGAAAAAAGAAACCGCCGCCACCGAGACCAAAAAAGAAAGCACCAGCAGTAGAAGAACCAGCGCCAGCACCAGCAGCAGAAGAGCCAGCACCAGCAGCAGAAGAAAGAAAAAAGAAACCACCAAACTATACAAAAAAGAAAGAAAAAGAAGAAGCCATGAAATCGTTAAAAACATCAGTATCAGCATCATACGCACCAAAAAATATAGATACATATATTATTCATAAAGAACCAAATGAAATTATGTATTCAATTAAAAGTAAAGATAAAGAAGGAAACATTAAATATATACATTCTTATTATTTAACAAAAGAAAGAGCATTAGAATATATTAAAAATATAGATGAAAAAGGTTTTTTAAAACGTAATATTGAGCCATTTAAACCATTTAACATAATATATTATAGGGGAACATATAATAAAAATAATAAAAATAATGAAAAATATAAATTTACAATTCAATTAAAAGATAAAACAAATAGATATTATTACTTTGATTCAATAGAAGATGTTATAAATAAAATGATTAAATTATATAATAAACATTATGCACCTTTAAAAATATCATACGAATTATTATTAGAAGAATTATATAATGATATACAAAAAAAAATAAAATTTGGCGGTATGTATCCAAAAATATATGAAGATGACTTAAAAGAAATTACAAATATTATTAAAAAATATAATAAAGAAGCGCCAGCGCCAGCGCCAGCAGCAGCGCCAAAACCAGCACCAGTATCGACATTATCAATTCGTAAGAAAAAGAATGAAAAATATTATAATGTATTTGATGAGAATACGGGTCATATTTTATTTAGTTTTGATACAAAAGGCGCAGCAGTAGATAAGGTAAAAGAATTAGAATCACCAAAGCTTAATAGTGATTTTATTTCATTTATGGAAAAAATATACAAAGAATCAAAAAAATTAATTGAATCTAATAAAGATAAATTAGAAAAAATACTTATTGATGATGAAAACTTCCCAAATCAATATGAGTTTAGTTTATATAGTTTAGGTTTATTAGCTGAAACAATACAATTTTATAAAAAAAATGAAATAACAGATGAAGCATTAGCGGTATTTATGAAATCATTACCAAAGGTTCATTTACAAAAAATACAAGATTTATTAGCATCAGCACCAAAGCCCGCACCAAAAAAAGAATCTAAACCAAAAATAGCAAAGCCAACCAAACTACAATTTGTAGAAGGTTTCCAAAAATTACCATACGACGAACAAATAGAAATATTAATAAAACAATTAGAAAATTATGAACCCATGCCATATACAAAGACAAAAGAATTATTTAATGACTTGCCGAAATTATTGAGTATGTCGCCATCGAAGGCATTGCCTCAAATACTTAAATATGGTATCACGCCCGACGAATTACGCATATTATATAAAAGTAAAGTGTTTGATTTTTTCCCAACGCCCAATTCATGTCTTGATAAATTATTTAAGCAACTACCCGCAGCATTTAAAAAACATAATACCATGCTTGAAGGCACAGCGGGGCTCGGCAATGTATCTTATTATTTTTATAATAAAGGTTGGGACGTAACCAGCAATGAATATGACCCGCAATTATTTAAAATTATGTCTCGCCTATTACCTAAAAAAATTATTAAAACGAATGATGACTTTTTTAAATTAAAATACTTGGATATAGATATGTTATTTTTGAATCCACCATTTGCCAAATATATATGGGTTAAGTTTTTGTTAGCAGGTATTAAATTATTAAAAGAAAGCACAACAAAATCACAATTGCGAAGTCTTATGTTTATTAGTCCAGCCATGAATAACGCAAAGACCGAGCAATATTTGGATTGGGAATATATCGTTAAACCAAATGGCACTGTACCACGTTCAGCATTTAAAAAATATGTAGAGGAGTTATTAGGACGTAAAGTAGATGTAGATAAAATATTATCGGGAGACGATGATGATTTTAATGAGAACTTTAAAATCTTTTTTGGGACACAATTTGATACTTGCAAAGGATTTGGAGGAACAGGAATGACAGCGGCATTGTCCTTTTTTCAAGTAGAATAATTTATGAATATTAAATATTTAATTATTTAATAATTAATTTAATCAAATATTAAAAACCAAAGTAAAAATAAAAATTAGAAATAAAAATTATATTTTAGGATTTCTTTTAGCAGGATTATTTTTTAAATAATTAATTATTAAATAATTAAATATTTAATTATTCATAAGTTTATTTGTAAAATAAATTATATATATAAAATATATATGGAAGTTTGGAAATCATATAATGAATGCTATGAAGTATCGAGCATGGGCTCTGTACGTAATAAAAAGACTTTAAGGGTTCTTAAACCATGGATTAGTGGTTCAGGATATTATAAATGTCAGGTTGGAAAAAATAGATTAAGAAAACGAGTTAATAGATTAATTGCCGAAGTATTTTTACCGAATGAATATAACTTACCCGTGGTAGACCATATAAACCATATTAGAACTGATAATCGTATTGAAAACTTACGGTGGGTATCTTATAGGGATAATAATTTAAATAGGACGAAGAAATAATAAATTGTATATATATATAATGAGTGGTTCGTATGGAGCATTAAACCAAAAATACAACACATTATATTCGTTATATTTACAATTACAAGAGGATATTAGCGGAGCATCATATACATTACAAGAAGTTTTAGACGCTGGAAATTCAGCAAATGATAAAACTATACAACTAACTAATTCAGGTGGAATTGAGAGCAATTATTCAAGCACATCTTTAAATTTTGCAGATGTTAGTAATAATGCTATAACAACTCTTAATAATACCGCTTTAACATCGTTTAATGCTTCAACTGGTAAAACGTATGCTTTAAGTAGTGATAGTTTAATTATGGGTGGAACAACAGGAGCAAACTATACTACAATGAGTGATGGATTTTTAAACATGACAACGATAGATGGTTCGTATGTCGCATTAACCCCGTTTATGTTAAATTTTAATGGTAGTCAGGGAAGCGAAAATCAGGTATTAACAAAGGATGCTATAACTAATAATCCTGTGTGGGCTAATTTGCCCGTAAGCGAAATACCTGATTTGGCAGAGGTTCTTGATGCTGGGGCGGTTGCAGACCAAGCCATAGATATGTCAGGTAATAATATAAATAATGTTGGTAATATTACCGCTTTAAGTGAAACTAATATGTCGGGACAATTTACATTTAATTTGCCGCCTCATATACCCGACCCGATACTTGGTAATGATGCCGCACCGAAAGGTTATGTCGATAGTCTTGTAGGGCAATACGCAGGCGGATTTAATTTATTTCTTAACTACTCGCAAACTGATGCGAGTTATGCTACATTTAAATCTTTATCTCAAATTGTATCTTCATCCGCTGGCGAAATAATCCCGACAACGATTAATACTGGAATTAATTTTATAGCTCAATTTATTACGCAACCATTAGGAATTGAAGCCATACCAATCGGGCTGTGGGATTTATTCCAATATGGCGCAATTAATGCTATCGCAGGAGACGCACATTATTATTTTGAATTATGGAAAAAAGATGCTTCAAACAATGATTCAATTTTGGGGACATCAGGAATCAGCCCTGATATAAATAGTGCACCGGGTAGCAATCCTACAAGTTATAGCATGGTATTGCCAATCTCAACTGAAATACCTTTGGCATTAACTGACCGACTATATATAATATTATATGTAAATTATAATGGGTCAAGTTCAAAGGATTTATCTTCTTACTTTGAGGGTAATTATTATTCTTTTTTACAAACTTCTCTCAATGCTGGAACTACTCTATTATCAAGTAATAATACATGGACTGGAACAAATAATTTTAGTATTAATCCTACAACCCCAAATGTAATTAGTCCATCGCCAACCGATATTATTAACTACGAGCAAATTACTGATTTAATTGAGCCTACGGTATCTATAATTAATTATTATATTACTCAAACCAATCCTCTTTTTCAGTATCCGCCTCAACCGCCAAGTTCAACTATTATAAATACATACGGTTATTATGGATGGGAATTCATTAATGCTGTTGCTTTAAGAAAAATAGATTGGTTTTTTGCCCCTGACTACGATATGGAAACGCAAGATATATTAGGTTTGTATATGAATTATTTTAATGTTGCTTCAACCTCAAATGATGACTTGCCGTTTATAACTATTTATACAAAACCGCTCGGTTCAGGTGACATTATTCCTGGATTTGCACACAGTTCAATAACTTATATTCCAAATTTTAGTCCTGTTGTCAATAGTCCTTATTGTTCGTTTATGAATATTAGCGGAGACCAACATACGCCGTTCGCATACGGACATCAAATAGAACCTATGATTGTTTCACCCGTAGCGCCAAATCCAAGAGGAACTTACACGCCAACCATGAAAGTATTAGCTATTGCGGTTGGGACAAATTCTGCATCTGCTGTAAATAGCACTAATTTTGTAATGTCAAAAGTTGGAGTTTGTGTTGCTGCTGGTAATAAAGAAAGCGTATTAAATCCGTTTGACGCATCACAAGTAGGTTCATGGGTAGGTACAGCTACAAGTAATCTTAATATGTCGGTTTATTCGATTGACGCTTCCAATAATAATTTATCGGTTGGGACACTTACAAGCACTGGATTAACACTTGGCAAATCAGGAACGATTACTAATATTCAGGGTAATTTAGAAATATCGGGACAATCAGGGGCACTCGGTGAGGTTCTTACGAGTAATGGGGCTGGGTCAGTTCCAACATGGACTACAAGCACTGGCGGATGGGTAGGCACGGCTACAAGCGACCTTAACATGTCTAATTACATTATTACAGCGCCAACCTCATTAAATCTTGGTGAGTCTTCTAAATCCGTTGTCATTAATGGAGCGGTTAATACGCCAAATGCTTTAAATTATGGTTCAGGGGCGAATATTGTTGTAGCTTACGGCGGCGAAACAAATGACTTATATGATACAACAACTACAAATAATATTCAAACTCGTATTAATAATTCAGGTGGAATAATAGAACAAGTATATAACGCTATTATATCGCCTTCTGCAAGTGGAACTGGCGCATTAATATTGCCACTTGTGAAAACAAGACATTCAGTATATATTATTAATGGAAGCGCTTATAATTGGACTATTGCTTCTCAAACTGGCGAGTTTATTATAGGAGGATTAGCGGGGTCAGGCATACCATCCACAAGTTCAATTACTATTAAACCATCGCAAACATTGGGATTCGTTCAAGTAGATGGAGGCATACTTGGAAAGTTTAATATATTTATGAGTGAGGTTTTACAAGGCACTTCGCCTTCATTTTCAGGGGCAACTTGCCCTACTATCGATACTACATCAACTTTGAGTCTTGGAGCAAGCACAGCAACAGGAGTAAATATCGGTAGAACAGGACAGACAACGGATTTATTGGGGAATGTGAGAGTAAATAATTCAAGTGGTAGTTCAGGACAAGTATTGACTTCAACTGGGGCAAGCACTGCCCCTACATGGCAAACGCCTGCTGGCGGTTCTGCTTCATTAGCGGTTGTTAAAACCAATCCTGTTTTACTCACTGTCGCATTTGGAGCAGGAGCGTTTAGAATAGCATATAGTAATAACTTTTTGGACGTTACACCGCCATCATTAACAGCAACTTACTTAATACAATGCCAATTACTTTGTAATAATAATGTTGCCAATACGTCATTTTTTGGTAATTTGGGATACAAAGTCGGCGGAGGAGCACAGACAACCTCTGCCATTTCATTATTTAATAATTTAGCATTCAGTAATGCTGCTAATTCAACTTTTAATCAAACCAATAGTTTATCTCAATGTAATTTAAGTGTGGATAATACTTATAATCAATTATCTTTTTCTTATATTCATACACCAGCAACATTAAGTCTTGTCAGTTATGCTTTTTGGTTAGGGTCATCTATTGGTAACGGCGCAGGAACAGTCTTTTCTATGTCAGTAATACGGATAATTTCTTAATCATTTAATTCACAATGCTTAATCATCTCTCGGTCGATGAAATTTGGCTCAATATAAAGATAGCACATTTCCTTATATTTATACATACAATCAAAAGGCGATAAATCTTTTATCATGGTATTATCGCCATCAAATATATACCACTCGCAATATGTAATAAAATTATTATAATCCGTCTCGTCCTCAAATTCAAGTCCTTCTTCGTAAATAATTTGTGGGATATCCATTTTATAGAATATAATTATATTTTTTATATTATTTTATAAATTATTTATATTTAAATTAATTTTATAATTATGAAATAAATAATATATTCACTTTTTGTTTTCCTAACTAAAAATAAAAAATAGAAAATAAAAAGTAAAAATAGAAAATTCTATTATTCTTTGGATTATAAAAAATGAATATATTAAATCAATAAATAAATAAAATAATAAATATTCATAATTAATTTGTAATAATTGTTAAAGGATTTTTGATTCTATTTTGTAAATTAAATGGACTCTTTGGAGATGTCTTTAATTTATCTATTTGACAATCTAATTGCGAACGTTCTTCCTCTGCACGAACCAAACTTGACTTTTGGAGCAAAACTATATATCTATCGTATATCTCATCCATGAAATCTTCTTGCTTTACTTTTCTTAAATCAATTGGAATAAATAACATTTTGCTAATATCAAGAGCCAATATATGAAACTCTTTTGAAACCATCAGTTCATTTGCGGTATTGGTCGTAAGATTAAGATATAATTTTATAGAACCAAGAATTGCTATTAACATGCTTATACTGCACGTAGTAATGCTTATATTCGCTTGGCTTATAAACGCAGTCGTTCCAACCGAAAATGACGAACTCAACACACTTAAAATAATAGTTGGTACGTCAAACGCATTCATACACGATTTATAAAAGAAAAAACTTGCTGTATGTTTTTGCGCTAATGAGACGCTCTTACGTCTTATTAATTCAAGAAAATCTATGACCTCATGCGACCATTCTTCCATAATATATTATATGTATATATTATGTATGAAATATCGCCGAGAACCTATAAAATTGCGAAAGATTTAGGATTAACCGTATTCCCGAGTGGAAATAAGAAATATAAGATTGAAGTATATGACAAAGACGGATTATTCATGTATTATGGCGGAGACGCAAGATATAATGATTATCATATTTATTTAAGAGATTTTGGAAAGTCCTACGCAAAAGAACGGCAACGCTTATATATGATACGGCATAGACCCGAAATAGAATCAGTAGGTAGTAGAGGCTGGGTCATATATAAGCTTCTTTGGTTTTAGATTAAAATAAATAGATTAAAAATATAATCTAATATTAATCTATATGGATTTGTTCGATGGAAAGGATATCAGCGATAGCAGCAAGAAATTATACACTCATAATTTGGTAAAATTAAATGGTAATGTAATTAAAAATCTAAACTTTTTATTGAAAACGGATGATATATTAAAAAAATTGGAAGCATTAAAACCAAATACTCGGCGCTCTTATTTCATAGCGATTTCGTCGGTTTTGAAAGATAAACCTAAATACAAAAAGGCGTACGATGTGTATTATCCTCATCTTTTGACTATAAACAAGGAATTAAAGAATAATACAACGAAAAGTGAAAAGGCAACGGCTAACTGGATTACGCAAGACGAAGTCAAAGCAAAACAGAAGGAATTGGAAGCAATATTACCACTTAAAAAGAAAACAATAACAAAAGAGCAATATGATGCGCTTTTAAATTTGGTTGTTCTCTCGCTCTATACTTTAAATAGTCCAAGAAGAAATAAAGATTATATTGACATGGTCTATGGTAAAGGCGATGATAAGAAATTAAATTATTTGGACGGCGACAAGTTCATATTTAATAACTACAAGACTGCAAAAACCTATAAAGAACAGATTGTAGATATATCACCCGAATTATTAACCATTTTAAATGTATATAAAAAATATAGACCAAAAGAAAATAATAATTTTTTGGTAATGTATGATGGCGCACCATTAAAGACATCAACTCAAATGACAAGAATGTTAAATAAGATATTTGGCAAGAAAATAGGATGCTCTATGTTAAGGGCAATATTTTTAACTGATAAATACGCTGATGTAGTAAAAGACCTTAAAGAGGATTCGGCGGATATGGGGACTTCATCTAATACAGCAATGAGTAATTATATTAAACAAGATTAATATTTTTCTTATTATAAAAAATATTAATAAATTAAATTAAATATAATTAAAATTAAATATTCATAATTTAATACATACCCGAGAGACGAGAACGAGCACCTGCGCCCGACATCAAGCCGCCAACGGGATTACGCATTGAGTGTCCCGAAAGCATACGACCGCCGACAACTTCGGCTTCCTCTGCGGACGACATAGACGGTTGCTTCTGTGCGTCCATAACGATTTGGCGGGTAAGAATGCCCGTATATACGGAAGATACGCCCTGTGTGGTAGTCATGAGGCCATCATTTAGGCATACAATAACAATTTCGGGGGTAATAGCTGCGCCAAACTGATTAGAACATGTTATCTGCATTTGAAGATTGAAGTTGCCAAGCGAACCGTTAGCCAACCACGATTCAAGCGAAAGGTCAAGAGACGGATTCAATACGAGCAAACTACCTGTGGTAGGAACGAGCGCACCATTTTGAACGCCTCCAACAACCTTATTGACCCATGCTTGACCGCTAAAAGCGCTCCACGACTGCGAACTGCCTGCACGTTTTGAAAGCCTATACAAATCGAATTGGCTGCAAGACGACAACAGCCCCGACTTGTTATTTAAATTAATTGAAACCCCTGTAATAGTTAAAAACGAGTTAGAATCACGAGCGGTTTGAAGATTCATTGGCTTCCTCACGCAAACAAGAAATCGGGATGGAAGCTGATTGAGCTGTAAATTGGATGTCTGTATAGTTGCCGAGCCGCCCGCTGGAATGGCTGCGGTGTTTGCCGCACTGGTTATATAGCGGGGTGCATCAGTGTAGGGCACAACATTTTTAGGATTCAATAAATCTGTCGGCTGCACGGAAAGGAACTTAAAAAGAATCTGCGGGGTAGAAGGCGACGACAAAATGCCAACTGGCGCTGCTGCGGCGAATAACTGACCGCCATTTGCCGCCGAGCCAGGAAGAAGATTATAGTTGTAGCCCACAGGAGCGGAAGTAGACATAAGTTTTTTAAGAGACTGATCGATATTAAGGGTAAAAGTGATATTGTTAATACCCACTAAACCTTGCGCATTGCGGGTCATCTCGCCCCACGTAAACGGTGAGAGAATGAGAGGTTCGCAAACCACAGTCGATATAGTAATTATCCACGAGTCAGCAAGATTGGTAGAAATTGGCGACGCATCAGTTCCGCCTGCGGTAATAGTATGGGCGATTGAAACCGATACAGGGAACGAACCACGAGGAACAATAGAATTATCAAAAGTTCCGTTGTTAAACGAGGACATCGGGTTAGACGAAGCGCCGACAGCATCAGCATATACGCCAAAGTTGGAATCAAGGAACGAAGGAGTCATGCCGTTATATTTTGAAAGATGGCGTGGGTCATTAATAAGAAGCAACTGGGTAAGGACATCCTGCGTGTTAATCGAGCATGTGGTATTATTTATTTGAACTGTTGCTGTTGAAAGCAACGAATTGAGCGGGAACGCCTGCATAGAATCAGTGAGCCCATACTGAAAGGCGTATTCACCTACTGGAACGTTGGAAACGGTCACACGAAAGGTCAAACCTGCCTGAATTAAAATATCTCGGCCTAATACTATGTTTTCGCTCGGTACTTGCACGGAAAAGGTCAATTGCGAGTTAGAAGGCGACTGCGCCGTGAATGGCTGGTAGGTAGTGGATGCTGCGCCGCTGACAACGCCATAATCAAGGCTCGGCGTAATATCACGAATAGTAGCATCTTTAATTAGGGTAGTCTTAAACTCGGTCATTATATATATTAGTAAATATAAAAAAATATTTAAAAATACTAATTAAAAGAAATTGCTAAAATTATGATTTTACGAGGTCTTTTTTAATGAATGCTAATTTCATTGTGACACTGCCGCCACTGTTTAGCGTAAATGGTATCAATTGACCTGTCCTCAATCTATAAAATATACTTAAATCAAAGCTATTAAGAGGTTGATTGCCGTATAAAGTGGTATATCTATATTGTGTCGGTACATAGGTCAGCGATGGCTTGAATAAACCCGAATCACTTGTAATGTCAGTAATAATATTTGATACCGATGAATTATTGCCCTGAACCCCTACAATTTGGTTTTCATTAAATACCTGCGGACTTGACACGTTAGATGGATTAATAGGTAATGTATTGGAACAAAAGACTATCGCCGTAATTGCCGACCATGCTTCGGTTGTCGGGTATTCCTGATATAAAACAATAGCGTTATATATGTCAGTTGGGTCGAGCGGATTGACGATAGATTGAAAATTAATGCCCCCAAAATCTACAATGGTTAACTGAAAGTTTTTGCCATCTAATACATTTTCATACCCGAGATAGATTGAAGGAAACCCACTAAAAAGCGTAAATAATGGAGCATTCATATATATATTTATAGGTTGGTAATTGCTTGGATTAGGATTTGGAACATTTAATTCATATATGCTAGTTTCAGCATACAATACGCCAGCGTTACTCGTGCTGTCCCAATTAATTAAAGGGGCATGCGGAGTATCTAAACCAAACGGCGAAGGACTGCCGCCCGCTGCTATTTGAACGAGCAAGTCTGCTAAACATTCTTGGAAAGCGACATATATTCTATAACAAAAATAAGAATATGAATATAAATTATAATAGCCGCTTTCATTTGACTGCAACCCATTAAGGGTTTGCGATGGCGCTAATGGAACGGATGCGGACTTGTCCTGCGCTACCCATCTAATATAAGTCTGCTGCGTATAAGTGCGAGGTATAGTTAAATCAGTCCATTGAAGAGTAACCGAATAAATTGTTAAATCACGGTCTGCCTGATTAGGTTGTATGGATACAATACTTATCGGGGCTGTTCCCGTATCGATAGTAAATCGGTAGATTGAAAGGTAATATTCCTCGGGGCAAAGAATGAACGGCATGGTTCGTTGCTCTTGATAATAGAAGGTTGCGGGCTTGCTTGTAGTAGATTGA